GCAAATATATTTATAATGTTATACCCATACCTCTATATTAATTTAACTGAACAAACTGTCCTAGTCACGCAACCCTGTCATGTACCTATATGCCTTGTATAATGTCTAATTTTGTTGCTTACTTTTGTTTTTATTTTTATTATTTAACTCATTTCTTTGTTTTTTTTCTCTCTTTTTTCCTTTTTATGTATTTTTGTTTTCATTTTCATTTTTTGAAGAGGGTATGGGTTCTTTTTTTGCTTTATATTGATTATGTGTGTCCTTCCCCACCTTCATATCCCCCAATAAATTTTATAGTTTTTTCCCTCTAAATTCCTTAATATACTCTATTTCATTCTTCTTTAAAATATCTCTTATTTTCCCACACATAGGCAGCATCAAATAAATCAATAAAGCTAGGCATATTATTCCCAAGATGCAATAAAATGCTATTTTTGCATAATCTCCAAATATGGCAAAGAATGGTGCAAATATTGATGATATTCCTTGCTCACTTACTTTGCAAAGCCAAGTCCCGCATCTATAATCTTTCTCTTTTACGAAATATGTTTGGTCACTATTGCCAACTTCAATTGTTTCATGTGATTGGACAACTGATATTTGTATTTCAATTTTATTACCACAAAGGTCTATCCAGACTTTTTCCTCTGAGCATTTCCCCTTCATCCCATATTTTTGGACATTTGGATCTATTTTCAAATTGTTGTGATAAAAATTGCAGTTGGAAGTTAGCATGCATACTGACTCTGCTGTTGAATGTATGTCAAATTCGCAGTCAACGCCTTTCATACATTTGATGCAGCCAACACACGACCCCTTGAAATCAAAAGAAGGCATTTTTTCGAATAATTTGTAATTAATGTCTCCTAATTTTATTTTTATCCTCATTTCTCCCATATTTTTATTGAGTAATGAAACTCTCTTTATGCTGTTATCATATACCATATTGTCACTAACTTCTAATCTTTGGCATGAGTCATAAAAATTGTCAAAACATCTACTAACTGTCACATCTTTCCTTTGAGCTGCATGACATATGTAATCAAATCGTGGTGTACCTGCTCCCAAGACATTTCCAGATACAGACTGAACACTACCACACATTTTAGAGAAAGTACCTAAGTCATTTATCATACCTGTAAATATCTTATTCGATTTGTAGCCTAGTAGCGTTGGTATTTTTCCAGCTTCATTCGATATGAATTGTGTTTCTATTTTATCTGTTATTATTGCTGTAAAGGCATTGATTGGTTGACAAAATGTTTCCTGGGGCAAAGAAATACATATTTTAATTACGGGGCTCTCCTCCTGCGCCTTTTTTAACACTGTCATCTCTGGCTTTATTATATCTTTACAATGCCCAAAGATGCAGCCTTCATTTATAGCAAGACATCCGAATTCTTCACAGCCCCATTGGCTGGTATGTTCCTTAGCAAAAGAGAGCCATCCGTGCTTCATAAGATTTGTTGGACATTTACCAGTGCATTGTTCATCATGCTGGATGTTGATACCAATTGTAGGACCAGTCTGATATATTTCATCATAGACAGCTTCGTAATGAGCAGTTTTGACAAATACAATTATATCAAAGAGAGGTTCTCCAGATTTGGTAGTCAGGTGCAATCCTAGTGAAATTCCTGTTTTAACCATTAAATTAGTCTCTATATAAGAACTTTGTATCCCACTATCTGTTTCAACACCCTGAATAGAGACAGGCTTAAAAGTTGGATTTAATCTTGGGAGGTTTTTAGTTAATATATAATTGTGCTCAATCAAGTCAGTCTTAATTGATTCTTGCAGACTATGCTTTAATTGTTCAAGGTTGGCATAGTTTATCTCTTTTAGTTTCCTATTCAACATTTCTGCATTGTGTGATGTGCATCCTACTAGGTTGCTAGGGTGGTGAGGGTATCTGTTTGTTTTACAAACTTTGTCAAAACAATATACTCCTACATCATCTTTGGGGCTCTGATGCAAGTCTCCTGTGAATTCATAAAAGTAGCCATTAGCACATTCTGCTACAGTTCTATTGTTTGTTCCAGACACAATGCAATGCTGTATGGAAATAACCCGACATTTATTGATAGGGGCTGCACTCTGCATATCATTGATGTTAATAGTAACCTGTTCGCACTTCAAGGTCATTAAAGCATCTTTGTTTGTGTCTTCCACTATAGAAAAATTCTTTTCACAGAAGGCATCTGCTGCACATAAATTGGCATTATTTGTGTATAATTTTGATATAGGATCGTCTCCAGTTTGGTAAAATTTATTTGCTTCGGAGCAGGAGTAATAATATGTGAATCGAAGACTCATAGGATAGATACATTTGTATATCTTCCCGGCCACACAGATTTTTATTGGTGTGGAAGTAACCATATCTTTGAAGATACTTTCTGCTAACCAATTTGTGTCAAATGTTTTAATGTCTTTTGTTGATGGTACGGGTGCTGGTATTTTTTGTATAGTACTTTCTGTGAGAGCTACATCAATTATTTTAAATATGCTTTTAATTGCTTTAGCATTGGTTATTTTGTTGTCAAGAGCTTTGATTATGCTCTTGACTTTTGTATAATTCGTCTCTTTAACAGCAATTAATAATTCTTTTGCAAATACTCCAGGAAAATATTTTGCAATTGTTTGAATCATCCTGCTAAAATCTGATTTAAATATTTCCTGATGTACTTTATAATATTCAGAAACTTCATCTGTGCTGGTATGGTCACAATTACCTTTCCCTGTAAGACATGCACATAACTTTGCTGCTTTTCCTGCAATGCAAATCTCTAATTGCTTCTCTGTATATTGTGATTTAATTATTGTATTTATACCACCCCCATCAGTGGCAGCATTAGCAAGGTATGAGCAATGCAATTTGACAGCAAGTGACTCTAAGATATAAGACTGCAATGGGATATCACTATTCTCTGATTTTGTTAAAATTGAGTCTAAGCTTCCCTGCATTGCCCTGACTATGTCAGTCTCTTGCTTCGGCAACTTTAAATATGACAATAAACTCTGTAACCCACTAGCTTCTGAACATGATGATACTTTTATCCAGGCTGAGCAAGTGATAGGGTCTTGAGTTTTAAATGTGTCACTTTTAATACATTTATCCTCATTTGCAATAGCAACAGATATAGATGTTAATATAGTCAGCAGAAATATAACCACATAAATCAACATATTCCCCATTTTTCTATTCGTATAATATCTCCCTGGTGCATAGCAACCTATTGTTAATTTATGGGTCATAGGGATAGTATAGCCATCATTCAAATCATTCTGATTATAAGTGCATCCGCACATACAGCTGTTGCACATATTCGTGAAATTCCCAGAGAAATATTTTTTTAAGCCATTTTTAGGGTGTGTCATTTCACATTCTGGACAGTAATAGATAATTCTATTTACTAAATGATCTTCTATTCGTTTGCAAATTATAAGGTATGTAGTTAATAGTAAAATCATAGCAATGCAAACAGTGATTTGGCCGATAATGATAGACCTACTCGATTGCAAATTATTAAAGATAATATCTAACTCCTGGGACAGTTCTGATATTTCAATAACTTGATTGTTATACGTTAGCTTTATTGCTTCTAGAGGCTGGATAAAAGAAAGAAGCAGCGTTGCCAATAAGACTGCTAGAACCAATGCTGAGCCTCTACTTTTACAGAGGATTCTAGCAGCCCGTAAGGATTTATAGCCTTTGCAGAGCCCTGATACTCTATGCATTTTCATTCTCTCCGAGTTCTCAAACATGGACCCACAAACGCAATTCTTCCCACATTTAGTGAATGGATGGTATGCTAAACCACAATATGAGCACTTTTTACATGATTTGTTATAAACCCATCCATAAAAATATGCAATTGGTATAAAGATAGGCATTAAAATATAACAGATATAAGACATTGTCATTATGTACAACAATCCAAATATTATTAAGACTAGACACGTCATGAGAATAATTTCTTTATTTTGGCAGACAGATTGTATCATGAACCCTGGCATGTAACTTCTGTTAAGCAGCCTGATACAAGCCATATGGTATTTAAAACAAGCATGGAAGCTTAAACTTTTTGACCCGCATGTGACTTGTATATGTTCGCACGTGTGTTCTAGAGAATATGTTGTACTTCCTTGAAACCATCTTGTAGCAGTTGTTGTCCCCATCACTTCAAAATTATTAAGCTTATCTGAATGAAGTATTATTGAAGCCTCATCTCTATCTAATGAAATAGAGCAGTCTACACGGCATGCATATGTTTTAGGCACCAGCATTAATTCTCTATCTGGTTTAAAAATCATTATTGGGCCATTAGAAACCTCAACAGGATTACAATCTTGGTAGTTGGGAATCAACATTTTTCTCATAATAACATTATTAAAAGTGCTGCTGTTTCGTTTTTGTGTTGATGTAGTTTTAATCATACTAATGTCATCCTTTATGCATAATTCAGCAATGCCATGATTCATAACTTTCTCTTCTACCAAAACTCCACCTTCAAAGCATCTATTGGACATAGGTGCTTGAATAGACAATGCTACTAGAGCTAGGAAGATAATTGCAGTCATGTCTTCTCTCAGTAGTGGACTTTGTTATATTATAGATGCACAGCGGTTCACTACAACCCCA